ATGCAATTCGATGCTCGTGCAGCCAAGCTGCTTAAGCCGGGCGAACACATTATGGTTGACGGTTGCCCGGGCCTGCGACTGGTCGCTGCGGCGACGAAACGCACTTGGATTTACCGCTTCAAGTCACCTGTTGATGGGCGGATGCGACAGAAAGCGATTGGACATTGGCCGGCTATGAGTTTGGTGTCCGCGGCAGCCGCCTGGGAGTCCATGCGAGGCCAGCGCGCCGCCGGAACCGACCCGGCATTGCAGAAGCGTGAAGAAACTGCAGCGAAGAGGACTCGTGATGTTGTTGTGGGTTACACAGTGCGGCAGCTCTGCGAAGACTATCTTGCGGGCCACATCAGAAAGCACCGCGCAGCGAAAGGCGTCAAGGAGACGGAACGTTTATTCAGCAAGCGGCTTGATTCGATCGCCCATAAGCAGGCCGCAGGCGTTACTCGCGCGGACGCGTTCAAACTTCTAGAGGACCAGTCAAACACGCCGGTAAGCACGGGGCAGCTCCGCGGTGAACTTGCGGCCGCTTGGGACTATGCGCTGGATGCTGGGCGTATTCCCGAGAGTTCGGCGAATTGGTGGCGGCTGGTCATGCGTGGGCGGTTGCGCAGCAAAGGCAAGGTGGTGGAAGGTAAACACATCGGCGTGACGAAGCGAGTCTTGAATGACGCGGAGACGGGGCAGCTCATTCGTTGGCTGCCCCATTTCACTGCGCTGGTTGATGACGCGCTGACGCTGTATCTCTGGACCTGCACGCGTGGTGTCGAAATTTGCGCTATGGAGGCCGCGGAAATCACGGAGGAGGTAGATGGCCTGTGGTGGACCGTGCCAAAGGCCAAAACCAAGAACGCGCGCCACGCGCTGGCTACAGACCTTCGCGTGCCTCTGGTCGGCCGCGCTGAGACGATCATCCGCCGCCGCCTGGCGGATTTTCCGGGCGGATACTTATTTCCGGCGCGAGATAGCAACGGCAAGGCGCACAGCGAGCAGGCCGTAGTTCAAACCCAGGTGCACTACTACCAGCCGTACTCGAAAACGCATCCAAAACTTGTGCGACCCCGCCTCCCGGTCACGCATTGGGCGCCACATGACTTGCGTCGAACGAGCCGCACTTTGCTTGCTGCGATGGGGTGTCCTGATAGCGTGGCCGAGGCTTTGCTTGGGCACGTGCAGCCTGGAATTCAGGGAACCTACAACCGGCATGGCTACGACCGGGAAAGGCGGGAATGGCTTTCGGCGCTCGATGCAAAGTTGGAACAGCTGGCCGCCGCGATACCAGCGCCGAGGGATACAATCCCGACACACAATGTGTATCCAAGGGGCGCCAATGCAAGATTCCAGCGGATTCCGATTGCGGGTTGACGTGCAGCTACGTCAGGAATTTATTTCTGCTTGTCGTGCCAGAGATCGCGCTGCAGCTCAAGTTCTCAGAGAATTCATGCGCGATTACGTCGCCAAGCACTACACCGGCCAACAAGAAAAACTTTTTGATGAGGAACTCACTGTTTCCTCAGGCCAACACTTATGAATCAAAAAAAAATTAAAACGCTCAGTTTGTTTAGCGGAGCAGGTGGGCTCGATATCGGGTTTCATTCAGCGGGTTTCGATATCCTAGGATGTGTTGAGATAGAACCAGCATATGCAAAGAGCCTTGAGCGAAATAAAGGCCCTGGCCGCCTGTTCGGGCCAAAGCTCAACGTTCATTGCGAAGACATCCGAAACTTCGATCCAACACCGTATGTTGGGATTGGCATCGAATGCGTGATCGGCGGCCCGCCTTGTCAGACGTTCTCCGCCGCTGGCCGAAGGTCTGGCGGAGTACTCGGAACTATCGACCCGCGCGGCCGCCTGTTTGAGTCGTACTGCCGCATCCTCGAAGCGGTATCCCCTCAGGTGTTCGTGTTCGAGAACGTCTACGGCCTGCCAGGTGCTAATGACGGTGCGCCTTGGCGTGAAATTTGCGCATCCTTCGCCCGATTAGGCTACGAGTTGCGAGCCGAGGTTGTCGACAGTGCGGATTACGGTGTGCCGCAACACCGCGAACGCCTCATCATCGTCGGTTACCGAAACCGCGAACTCGATTACGTGTTTCCGATGCCAACTCACGGGCCCGATTCCCTGAATGGTCCCAATTTGATTTCGATCCACGACGCGATCAAAGACCTGCAGGATCCAAATGAACCGTTTCATGAGTTCGACGGGCTTTATGGACACCTCTTGCCATTGGTTCCGGAAGGACTGAATTACTCATTCTTTACCCGGGAAATGGGATACCCGAAGCCATTTTTCGCCTGGCGTTCGAAGTTTCACGACTTCCTCTATAAAGTTGATCGCAACAACCCTTCGCGAACAATCAAAGCTCAGCCTGGAAAGTTTACTGGCCCGTTTCATTGGAAAAATCGCCACTTCACCGTTGCTGAATTGAAGCGACTACAGAGCTTTCCGGATGAATATGAACTTGTAGGCACTTTCGGGAAAGTCGTCGAGCAAATTGGCAATTCAGTGCCTCCCGGTTTGGCTCAAGTCATTGCCGCATCGGTGAGAGAGCAGCTGCTGCGTCCCGGCAAGGTGATGAAATACCCGGTCCGGAGCCACGATTTTGTTTCGACTTTTCGTCAGCGCCAGCGAGAGCGAACAAATCATTTTAAGGAAGTTGCAAAGCGGGAGATTGCTGAGCGTTTTCCAAACATAATTCCGATTGATTTGCAAAAAGCTAATTCGAAAACGGATTTTTTTGTGGGTTATGATGGTTTCTTTAACAAAGAAACCATGTTTGAGCTTTCGAAAGTCAACTCGGAAAAACGCTTCTATAGCATTACTGAAGAGCGGATCGGTAGTCGCATTGATCTAATTATTAAGCCGGTCGTCGGCAGAGCGAAGCGGCAGATCGAAATCACGATATCAGGTCTATCCAAATACCTTCTGTCGGTAGATGTGCTGCACTGCAAAGCGGGCATGGGCGACCATGATGACATTTTCCGAGTATGGGATTTGATCGAAGATTCGCTGACCAAGGATAGTCAGTTTTTTACTCTCATCGACATTTACGGCCACTACGCCAATCGTGGCGACACAGTTAAAGTTGCAACGAAGCTATCCGGGGGAAAGAAAACATCCGTCGAGAAGGCTGTAGAATTTTTCGGCTCATCCCAGAATTGCGGTCAATTTTTGTCGAATCTTGATTTCGCTCAGGCGGTGGGATGTGAACAAGGGGCGACTAGGGAACTAGTTTTTAAGTTGCGCGAAATGCGATGGGATGTACGTCTGCCAGAGACGCATGCGACGATTCGCGATGAGCGGATGCTCTGTACTTATCCTTTTCCATTGCTATCTGGTAAAGCACAGTTAGAGCGGAGAAAGAGCGCATGAGTACGCTTGGAAAAATTGTACCCACTGCCCCTCCGCTGCCAGCAGACAACCAGCCGGCGGCACTTACTGTGGCCATCGCGGCATCCACTTCTTCTCTAGTCGCAGCTCCGGTGTTAGCGCCTGCAAATGGAGTTGTTGCCGAACTGGCAGAGCCTGGGAAGCTTGAGCGGTTCACGCAAGTACTCCAATTAGCCTTTGATTCGGCCGATGGCATCTTAAAAACCCCGGATTGGACAACTCAGCAACAGGTGCTGGGCGTGTTCTTCGATGATGTCGTTAATCTGTCGAGGATACAGCACGCTGCCCGCGGCATTGCTCTCACGCTGGCAGCCTACAAAGTGACACAGCCCAGCCAAGATATTCGGCTCCACAAGACAGAACACACTGGGGGATTTTCAGCGCGCTCAATCGATCACTCTGGGACTATTCCTTTCTTACAGGCGAACAGTCTGTATTACAACGTGGATTCGCATTGGCTCAGTCAGTCTTTTTCTTTTGCGGGACCCTACGTTTCAAGTCTGAAGATCGCCACCGTGCCGAAAGCTGCCGGTCCATTGATGATAAAAATTGTCAACGGCATTGAAAATGCTCTAGATTCGGTCGAGTTTGCGCGATCTGTTTTGCTCGTGATTATGGCTTCTCTCATAGATGAGCGAAATCACGGAAAACTTCCGCTCGAGAAGCCGCAAAATCTTTCTATCGACCAAACAACAGCCTTGCTGAAGCAGCACTTTTTACATGGCTACCAAAAGAATAGTCCCCGCTTGCCGCAAGTTGCTATCTATGCAATATATCAGTCCATCCTTCCGACAATGGATCGATATAACGGCTTAGAACTCGGGCCTCTCGAACGAATGAAGGCCGCCAATAGAAAAAGCGGCTCAGTGGGCGACATCGATGTAAATAAGAATGGCAATCCATTTGAAGCCGTTGAGATAAAATTTAAAGTGTTGATCGACAGGACGCATGTCGCTGAAGCGATTCAAAAGATTAAGACTGCATCGGTTCAGAGGTATTTAATCCTGTCAACTCTTGGCGTGGCAGAAGGCGAAGCGGAGGAGATTGAGAATTTAACTAGAAATTTCCGCCGATCAAATGGGTGCGAGATCATCGTCAACGGTGTAATTGATACGATTAAGTACTATCTGCGGCTTATAGATTCGCCTGCGACGTTCATTAATTTTTATACCGCGCAAGTTGAAATAGATCCCGATCTCGGCTACGAACACCGTCTCGCCTGGAACGAGGTTTGCGCAAAGCGGCAGCAGTAGTGATTTGATGCGGAGATATGCACCAAGAGTTTCGCGTTAGTCCGATGCACCTCCGCGTGTATGTAAAGCCCGGCTGACGGCGAGGAGCTAGCCCTGAGTTTGGAACACTTAAGCCGCCTTGATGCCTTTGCGCGCGCCTGTATTGGGCGGCGGCGGTAGATCGGATATGGGCCGGCTTTCGGCCCAAGCTTCCACTTCTCGCACCAGCCAGGCGACCCTTCGGCCGGAGATAAGCCGTGGCTTTGGGAAGCCGTCTTCGCGTACCAGACGTTCGACGGTCGTTTCGGACAGTGCGACAAGCTCCGCAACCGTCGATTTGTCGAGATAAAGGGGGCGCGTGTTCATTGATGCGCCTCCGGTGAAATAGTGCATTCGCGATCCAGGCTGAAGCTCATGCGATGACGGTCAAGGCCGAGTTCGCGGGCGATGAACAGGGAGAGCACCTCAACCTGCAGGTGCTTCACGTCGCGGTCGTTGGTGATGACCGCCTCAGGGTTGAAGCGGCTACCGTCCGTGGCGCTGACGTGCGTGCCTTCCGCTGCGCCGTTGTGGCTTGGGCGGATCACTTGCCAGAGTACGGCACCGGCCATGCGCAGCGAGTGGGCCTCGTTGTCGAATCGAACATCAGTGACGACGAAGCGGGTCTCGCCTTCGCGGCGATAGTAGGCGAGGCGGGCGATGAGCTGCTGAGTCCAGTAGCTCGGCGACTGGGCGCGGCGGTACTCTGTGCCCCACCACTGCATGATTTGCCGTGGACTGCGCGGCTCGTCGAGCCATTCGTCGCTGAGCGGCGTGCGATGGTTCGGCGATGCGGCCGAGAGTGACAACACGACGGCGGCGAGGAAGTCGCGTGGCGCTAGGCGCATACGCAGCGCGACCGTTGCAACGTTCTTCAGGTGCGGCGCGTTGAGGTCGGCGAGGGACACGCTGAAGGCGTTGGAGACCTCGCCACGCAGCGCGTCGGCGAAGGCGAGTTTGCGAAAGCGGCCATGCGCGACCAGCAAGTCGGCCGTGGTGTCCTTGCCGGCGCCAGCGTGGCCGGTCAGCGCGATGAGATGGTGCAGCGCAGGGCGCTTCACCGGGGGCGTAGTGAGGGTCATAGGTCCAAGGCGTTGGGGTGTCTAGGCGGGCTGTGCGGCCGCAGGGGCGCGAGCGGGCAGCAGCTCGCACGAAGCGATGGCGGCATGCGTTTCCGGCGACGTGGCGCCGGGCATCGCGCGTGGGTTGGTGAGCACCAGGCGCAGGGCGTCGCCGGCCTTGAGGGTGCTGTGCTGTGCGCGCCACGCTGCGGCGGCCGGCCCAACCCAGCGCGTCACGTAGACCTCAACGGCGCGCGGCCCTTGGTTGTCGATGAGGCGCATCTTCAGAACGAACTCGCCCGCATCGGATTTGTGGTCGCTGACGGCGGGGCGCCCGGGCCTATCTTTTCCGACGAAGAAGACGCCGGTTGTGGTGGTGGTCATGGTGTGCTCCAGCCGTAGACGCACATCGCGGCAAGCACGATGGGCAGGACGATGAAGACCGCCAGCGCGGCGGCGGTCGCGAGGAGGCCCGGGGAGGGCGCGACAGGCGATGTCCTCAGGAGGCCAACGCCGGTTTCTTGGAATGAAGTCGAGCGCATGGCTGGCCTTTCAGAACGGGCAGTGCACGGATGCATGCCCGGGGGTGGTCAGGATGATTTCGAGCGCGATGTCGAGCACTTCCTCGGCGGAAGCGCCGTATCGGCTCGCGAGCAGCGCCGCGCTCATCGGGTTGTGCTCGCACAGGGGCGATCCCGGGCGGTGCTCGTAGAGGTGGCCGCCGCACCGGCACAGCCGATGCCCGGTCGCGCGCAAGTGCTGCATGAAGAGGCCATGGTCGCGGCGGCGCGTGCGGCATTCGGGGCAGCGGAACAGCAAGGCATCACTCCCCGCTCTGCGCTGCGTTGAACGCCGCTTCGATGCTCACAATTGCGTCGCGCAGCGGCTGCGTGACGCGCGCGCCGCAGCCTGCGCGTTCGTAGTTGGTCACTGCGAGCCGGAGCTGCGAGCACGCCCTTGCAAGGGCCAGCGTCGCGCAGGTCTCGGCGAGGTTGTGCGACGCGAGCAGGGCGCTCTTCGTGAGCGCGGAATGGCCCTCGGTGAGCCCGGCCGCGATGTTGAGCTGCGCAGTGCTCATGCCGTGCCGCCGGCCGAGAGGTTGAGGGCGTCGATTTCGCTGTTGAGCGCGCTTGCCCGCTCGGCGAATTCGGCCGCGGCCGGGTGCGCCGGTGCGTCTTCGCGGTAGGCCTCGACTGTCGCGTCGGTGAGGCCGGGCAAGCTGATGCTGCCGAGCTTCAGTGCCTTGTTGGCGAGGGGCACCCCTATGGCTTGCCAGTTCGCAACGCCGGCGGCGCTGCAGCGATAGAACGCCTGGCGGCGACGGCCGATGGTGCGGACCCAGATGTCTACGCGCGCCGAGCTGGTGGCCGCGTAGCGCGTTGCGGCGCGGCTGTCGGAGGCGTGGTTGATTTGTGCGCGTGCCACGGCATCAGCCCTCGATGCGGGTGGCTTCGATCACCGGGCACCCGGTGACTTTCTGCGCAAGGTCGAGGGCCTGCTCGGCGTTGGCGGCCCAAAGCTGCACCGACGGCGCGGCGCCGGTGTCTGAGGGGTTCAGGTGGCCGAGGGCGTCGCGCGGCGTAAAGCTGCAGCGGTAGCGACGATGACCGTCAGCCGATTCGGATGGCGCAGAGCGGTGTGCCGCTCGCGAGGGGTGTTTGCGTCCAGTGAGGTCCATGTCCATCTCCGTTGTGGGATGGACAAATAGTAGCAATGCTGCTTGTCATATTCAATAGCAACGCTGCTTCAGTTACACAATAAAGTAGCAAGGCTGCTTCGTTGTCTGGCGTTTTCCAGGCTGGGTGTTCGCGTCACGTCGAAAGCGATGGTGCGTGGGGGCCACTGCAGGGCGACTGCTCGCGGGCGCCTTGGCGATGGCCGATGATCCAGACAGTGCGCTGGAAAAGCCGCCACTGTGTCGGCGACTTCGCAAAATGACTTCGTTCCGTGCGCAGCGTGGACGCTTCATGTTCGAGGTCCGACGAGGCCATCGCTGCGCTAGCATCTCCAGTACTGCGGAGGGAATATGGAAGAAGCGGTCAAAAAAATCATCGACGGCATTGACTCGTGGGATGAGTTGCGAACTTTTGAGACCAACGCACGTGAGCTGGGGCGCTTCGATGACGAGGTCGCTGCCGCGGTCGCAGTGCGAATTTCTCAGTTGGGGCGAACACTGGTCGCTCGTCACACCAATCTTGAGCTTTCAAACCTGAATGCAGCGGAAGCAAGGATCGTTGACGCTGTCGCTGCGTACGCAGGTTTGAAAAAGGCGAAAGGGAGCCATTCCGAGTACACGTTCCGTCAGCTCCGCAACCGGGGTCTGCTAGGGGCTGCAGAAGCGGCTGTTTGTCGCTCCAGCCCCACGGAAGGCTTCCAAACTCTTGTCGAAGAGAATTTGGGAAAAATTTCGTATGAACAGATCGTAATAGAGCACCCCGAGTTCTTCAGTTCCCGCGCCGCATGGTATGCGCGGCGGGCGTTGGGACTCGAAAACGGCACGCCTCGCCCTCCGGCTGCAGAGCCGTCCGCTGCCGATCCTACTGAGCCGCAAGAACGGAATGCGGCCTGGTCGCGGGATGAGTTGATCTTGGCGCTCGACCTTTATATCCGCCACAGAGCGAAGCCACTGCAAAAGAACGCCGCTGAGATCGTCGAACTCTCTTCCGTCTTGAACCGCCTCGGAGAAGCGCTGGATCAGCGATCGACGACGACCTACCGCAACGAGAACGGTGTGTACATGAAGCTCATGAACTTCAAGAGCATTGATCCTGCGTACATCAAGGAAGGAAAGAAAGGCCTCAACCGGAACAACAAGGACGAGGCCATTGTTTGGGAGATGTACGCTGGTGAGCCTACCAAACTCAGTTTGGTGGCACAGCTCATTCGAGCGGGACTTCGAGCACATGAAGAAGATCATGTACTTGCCGGAATGGGGGAGCCTGAAATCGTCCCTGCGGAAGAAGGCCGCATGGTGACAAGGCTGCATACCTACCGCGAGCGAGACAGACGCATCGTCACGGACGCAAAGAAGGCCTTCCTAAAAAAGCACAGCCGTCTGTTCTGTCAGTGCTGTGGTTTTGACTTCAGCAAGCGCTACGGCGCTGCTGGCGAGGGCATCATCGACGTACACCACACCAAGCCGGTGCACACACTGAAGCCTGGTGAACTCACACAGGTCCATGACCTCGCGCTCCTCTGCGCCAACTGCCACCGAGTTGTTCATTCGAAGCGGAAGTGGCTAACTATCGATGAGGTGAGTTCGGCACATGCAAGCGGCTTTTAGGCGGCGTCAAAAGCGGACGGTCACGGCTGGCCGTTTCTGGTTGCGAGCCGTCAGCGTATACGAGGCTACGTTGGGCCCAGAACGGTCAGCGCCAGTGCCGAATAAGAGAGAGAACGCCGCTACTCAACTTTGTACTCTAGCAGTTGCTCGAGGCAGTCGACTGCAATGACGTGTTGGTCTGAACGCCTTGACTAGCCATTCTTCCGCGACTCCTCAAGGATTCGTCGCGTCCACCAGTCCCGGTCTTGTGTGCTACTCAAGAATGCAACCCACTTTTGCGCCTGTGCGAACTGTCGCTTGCGGAGATACTCCGCAGCCACCTGCTTCGCGGCGCGATCCTTGGTGTCAACGGATGTGAGCTTCGCGAAAAGTTCGAGCGCAAAACTCTCGTCGTTTGCGCAAGTAGCATCAACCGCCATCCGATAGGTCTACATTCGGAGCGATGCTCGCTGTATCGAGTTTCACAAAGCCTCGGCCGGCTTCTGTCGTCTGCCCCCTTGCTTTTCCTTGCACGCCACAAGAGCAGGGAGGCCGACTACAGCTTTGCGCCCATCCAAACAGCGCGACCGATGATGTGAACGTGGTGGCTGTTGTCGATGGGAATGTCAGGGTTCCCGTCTGGGTTGTCAGACCGCGCAACCCAGCCGGACGGTGTTTGCACAAGGCGCTTGACGATCAGATCGTCGCCGTATGACATCGCAAAGATCGAGCCGGTGCGAGGCTCACGGTTCCGGGTGTTCACTAACAGTACCGCACCGTCCACGATGGTTGGTTCCATGCTCGTGCCCGCTACGTGAACGATACGGGCTGAATCCCGAGAAGCGCCGCACGATGCAAGAAAGTCGCGACGAAATTGCAGTGAGCCTTCTACCTCCGCAACGACCGCTGCCGCGCCTGGGCCAGCCGAGAGCCGGACGGTCAAACGTTGAACTGGCACGAATTCCGAATCCAAGTCAGAAGCTGAGTGCGCGCCTATGGCCTGAGCGGCACCAGCGATTTGAGCGGCAATCGTCGGGCTGAACTGGTCGATGGGCAGATTCAGCCCCCGCGAAAAGTTCGTGGCTTGCTCGATGTTCAGTGGACGCCGGCCGTGCAAGTAGTGCCCAAGGTTGGCTTGGGAGCGAAGCCCGTACTTCGCGGCGAAATCGTCTTGTTTTAGCCCTCCCGCAGCCCTGTATGCCTTGTACAGGGCAAGCAGACGCGCGGCGTCTTCGCGCTGCCAGTTTTCGAGGGTGTTGGTGTGTTCGTTGTTCACCGCGAAAACTGTAGCGACGCTATTTATCTTGACAAACAGCATTGCTATTAAGGTAACATAGCAGCAAAGCTATTTAATCGATATGCATCACCTGAAACCCATTCGCGAACGCCTCGGTGTGACGCAACAAGTGCTGGCCGATGGAATCGGTTGCACTCAAGGCAACGTAGGTCACTACGAGAGAGGGCAGACGCTCCCGCCAGAGATGGCGGCGAGGGTGATTGCGTTTGCCTCGTCACGAGGCTTGCGGATTGGATATGACCACATTTATGGAGAAGCGCGGCTGCCGGGGCCTGGAATGGCTCAGGGCGAAACAGCTCCAGTTTCTGCGTGCCCTCGAGGGACGCATGCCCATGCCTGAACTGCCGTGTGACTTGCGGGTGTTGCCAGATGCAATGCAATGGCTGGCGAAGAACGTACCGGCAGTGCTTCACGACCCCGGGTATTCGTGCTGTTTGCTGCGCGATTGGGTGACCTCCACGAGAGGTCTCAATGAAAGATAGAGCGAGGTTGTTTGAAGACATTGGTGCGCTCGATCGCATCCAAGCGACCATCGGCGTTCTTGCAGTGTCCAGCCTCGTGCGAAGCGAGACAGTGCCGGGATTCATCCGATGTGATCCGCCGGCCGATGCGGCCGACGCATCTATGCCTGTCAGGCCGCGCCCCTCAGAGGGCGGCCATGGCACGGCAGTCGCACTAAGGCCTGCATCACGAGGGTTGGAGTTCATGACGGCAGTTCTGACGCCTGTTCAATGTCGAGCGGAAGGTTCAGAACGCGAGAGCAAAGCTGCTCCATCGCGGCGCGCTCGCGTGCCGATTGCAGGCCGTGGGCGGCGGCGCTCCTATTCGTTATCTCGATCCACGCGGCGACGGTCTCGCGATTCAGGGCCGGCTCAACCTCCAGCAATAGCACGAGCTGCTGCAGGAATTGCTCGATGGCATCGACGCGCTCCGCAAGCGTGGGGGCGGGTACCGCGTCAGCGGTGTGCGAGCTGTTTTTCACTGGTGTTTGCATGAGAACGAATATCTCGCTGGACGAGGCGCACGGCTATGGCGCCGATGAACCAGTGCCCGACAAGCTGCGCGGCCACCATGCCGCAGTCGCGGCCTACGACACCGCGCACGGCTACGAGGGCGGCATTGCCGCCCTGGCCAAGCGCATGGGGCACAACCCCAACACCCTGACCCACAAAGTCAACCTGCAGAACGCGACCCATCATCTGACGCTGCGTGATGCCATCGACATGCAGTGGCAGAGCCGTGATTTCTCCATCCTCCACGCGATGGCCGGGGAGTTGGGCCACACCTGCAGCCTCGCCACGCCCGTGCATTCCGAAGGCGACCCGCTCGACACGCTCGTGCGTATGCAGATGGCCTATGCCGACTTTGTGCAGGCGCTGGGCGAGGCGTTGCTGCGGCGTGAGGGCGGGGTCTCTCGGAACCAGATGCGCAAGGCCGAGTACATGGCAGCCGAGGTGAATGCTCATGTGGGCCATGCGCTCGGCGTGTTGCGCGGCCTCATGCGGGAGGAACCAAAGGCATGAGCGCATCGGTTCGACCTGGCCGGGGAGGGCGTGCAGCGCCATGAGCATCAAAGTGATGTCGATGGTCTTTGATCGCTATCCATCGGGCGGCATGGAGCGATTGCTCGCGCTCGCGATGGCTGACCACGCCAGCGACGACGGCCGGCGCATCTGGCCCTCAGTGGATGAGCTGGCCCGCAAGACCATGCAGAGCCGCAGCAGCGTGCAGCGGCAGATTCGTCGGATGGTCGCCATTGGGTGGCTGATTCAGGTCAAGAGCGCGACTGGGCGACCGGGCGTTACCAACGAGTACCGCATCTGTCCCGAGTGGATCGAGGGCGGCGAAGTGCCGACTCCGGAGACGGGTGTCAATTTGACACCCCTCGATGAGTCGCCCCCTGCCGAAGTTATCCACACGGGTGTCAATCTGACACCCGTCTCAAATCCCGAGAGGGGTGTCACCACAGCCGAGAGGGGTGTCACCAGAGACGAGAGGGGTGTCACAGCTATGACACCCGAATCTTCAGAACCATCAATGAACCATACCCCCCAACCCCCCGGCGGGGGGGCGACCGGCTTTGACGAGCTTTTCTCGATCTACCCGAATCAGGACAACCGGATGAAGGCGCAACGTCGATACCTTCGGCTCGCGCCGACCTCCGCGCAGCAGCAAACGATGCGCACGGCCATCGAGGCCCAAAGGCTTAGCAAGAGGTGGACGAAGGACGATGGAGAGTTTGTGCCCGAGTTCGCGACCTGGCTTCGCAACGAACGCTGGCGCGACGTGCCCCGCGCACCTGGCGCAGCTGCCGGCGCATGGCACGAGACGCGCAGCGGCATTGACGCGATGGCGCGTGCACTGGGCCTCGCTGCGTGGGACGAGGCGGCGTTCTCGCTGGGCCGCGGCGAGAGCTACCTCGCGTTCACCGCACGGGTGCGGCGCGCGGTCGATGGGGCAGGGAGCACGGTGTGCGCGTGACGGTGGGATTCAACGGCAGCGGCCTCGCCAGCGTGCAGGCACAGCTCGCCAAGCTGTCGGGCCAGCAGGCCAAGCAAGCCTATGCCGATGGCCTGAGCGATGGTGGCTTTCGTGCGCGGCGGGAATGGCAGCGAGAGATGCGCGAGCAGTTCGACCGGCCTACGTCTTACATCCTCAAGAGCGTGTACGTGCGCAAGGCCACACCCGAGCGGCTGAGCGTGGAGATTGAGCCGACCTACTTCGGCGGCAAGGGCGTGGACCCGCAGAAGATTCTTCAGGCGCAAGAGTTCGGCGGCCCGCGGCGCGACAAGCGCAGCGAGGCAGCACTGCGCCGCATCGGCATCCTGCCCGCTGGCTACCAGACGGCCATCCCTGCCACGCCCTACCCGGGCAGCGATGACGGCCGAGGCAATGTGCGCGGTGGTTTCCTCGTGCGCCTGCTGTCGTACTTCCAAGCCATGGGAGAGCAGGGCTACAGGGCCAACATGACGGACAAGCGCAAGGCCCGTCTGCACAAAGGCACCAAGGACCGCGAGGGTGTGCGCTTCTTCGTCGCATACGGTCGTCTTCGCAGTGGCCCGACGCAGCACCTCGCACCTGGCATCTGGGTAGCGACGGGCACACAAGGCGGGGTCTTGCGGCCTGTGCTCATGTTCGTTCGCGCCGGTGCGTATGACGCGCGCATCAGCCGCGAGCGCGTGGCCGAGCGTGCAAACCTGCAGCCCTACATCGAGCGTCGCATTCGATACCGCATCCGAAAGGCGGTGGGCGAATGAAGGTCTGCATCGTGGCATCGCCTCGTGACGCGGCTAGCCCCGGTGCACCGTCGTGGGGCGTCATCGAAAAAAGGTCCGGGTCCTTCCGCGAAGAGCCTGATACGGGTAATTCGAACCGCGTTCTCGGACTGTTCACGGACCTTCCTAAGGGGGTTAAGTGAAGACGATTGAAGCGTTGGGAGTGCCGGTCACGCAGGCGGAGTTCGCTGTGTTGATCCGTGTGAGCGAGGCGAAGGTGAGCCAGCTGGTGGGCGAGGGCGTCATCGAGCGCGGCCAGACCGCGCACGCCTGGCTGCTGGCCTACGTCGAGCGCCTGCGTGAAGTCGCCGCCGGTCGTGCATCTGACGAGGCCGGCGGCCTCGACCTCGTGCAGGAGCGCGCCAGACTGGCACGCAGCCAGCGCGAAGCACAAGACATTAAGAACGCAGTGGCGCGTGGTGAGTTCGCGCCCATCGGTCTCCTGGCCGATGTCCTCGGCATGGCGTCGAGCGCCGTCGTTGATCGCTTCGAGCAGCTCGAAGGTGCGCTGCGCAAAGCCTGCCCAGACCTACCCGACGAGGCGAAGGCCACCGTGCAGCAATTCATTGCCAACGCACGCAATGAATGGATTCGCGCCACCGTGAAGCTGGTGGTTATAGAGATGGAGCGTTTGGCTTCCGACGACGACGCAAGCGCCGAGGAAGCAACTCACGACGAGGAGGACGCGTGATAGCCAATCGCGTTTCGCGTGAAACATTCAAGAAGGAGGGCCGCTGATGACCGAACGCGTTTCGCGTGAAACACTGCGCGCCGTGATCCACGCGGTGGGCCGGCCGATCACGTTGCAGGGCGAGACCGATGCGGGTTGGATCAAGCGCGGCGGCCTCGTCGCGCTGCAGGCGCTCAACGCCGCCGACCCGGTGGGCGAGCACGTCCTCGTGCTGGCCGATGGCCGCAGCTTCACCGTGCAGTTTGCGCCCGGCCTGGCCGTCGAGGGAAAGCCAGTGGCTAGGCCCGAACTGCCAGTCGAGAACTACCCCTATGCCGCGACCGTGCGGCTCATCACCGTTTGACCCATGACCATTTCTGAATCCGATATCAAGCTCGTTACCACGCAGGTGATGGATGACGTTCCCGAGGGCGGCGGCGCCCCGACTTCCAACGTCATCGAGGACGGCAAGAGCAATGGCGTCTTCAAGGACGTTTCGGCGGTGGACCGCGCGCGCGGTGACGTGTCCATCATGAAGATCGCGGCCACCATCCAGACCTTGAACACCGACACCGCGCTCGGCGGCTTGGTCATCATCACGCGCCCGCCGGCCGACCCGAAGGTGAACGCGGCGCTGTTCTACACCGCCGACTTCTTCGACCGGCGCGCGAGCATCCAGAACCGGATCGAGGCGTACACCTCGCCGGGCGAAGAGTTCGGCGGTTACCTGCTGTCCAACCATGTGCAGGGACAGCGCTCGCTGCAGATCTTCCAACGACCTGGCGCCACACCGCCGGCGATCAACAGCACGCTGCAGATCAGCGGCGGCGGCAAGACGGAGTACGTGCGCATCTCGGATGTGGCGGTGGAACAGCGCACGTACAGCTACAGCACGGGCGGCGCCTTTGTGGACTACGCCGCGCAGGTGTGCGTCTGCGAAATCCTCGACGGCCTCAAGAACGACTACACCGGCACGCCGGCGAATCGCCTCTTCGAGCGCACCTCGACCTCGGCCGCGGTGAACAAGATGCTTGTGGCCAATGCCTCGAAGTTCTACGGCATCGCGAAGCTCTCGGCCCCCGTGACCATCGGCGACCTGTCGGCCAAGGTGGACAAGATCGATACCCAGCTCGTGCCGAGCGCGACCACCGAAATCCCGCTGACGGATATGTCGGCCGCCGGCTCGGCGACCACGCTCGTTGCTTCTGGCGCCGGCACCGTGTCGCTGACCACGGGCGTTGCGTTCGGCCCGAATTCGGTCATCGTCTTTGGCAACCCTGCCTATCCGGGCTCGCTGTCGGTGGCGACCTCGGCGGGCACGCTGACCGACGACGGCGGCCGGCTGAAGCTCGGCGCGCTGACCGTGGGCAGCGTGAACTATCCGAGCGGCTCGATGACCTTCGCGAGCGACGCGCCGGCCATCGCCGGAAACAAGACGATCACCTTCCGGCCCGCCGGCGCGCCCATCGAGCTGGCAGATTCCGCCTCCATCGTGGTGACGGCCGAGAGCCGGCGCATCAACTACCCGCTGACCATCCTTCCGCCGCCGGCACCTGGCTCGCTGCGCGTGGCCTACCGGGCGGGCGGCAACTGGTACGAGCTGGCCGACGACGGGGGCGGGCGCCTGTCGGGCACCAGCTCCAGCATCGGCAGCGGCACCGTGGACTTCGCGACCGGCACAGCCTTGCCCACGCTCGGGAGCCTCCCCGATGTGGGAAGTGAAGTCATCTTCACCTGGGCGGCAAACTCCAACTACAAGGACCGCAGCGGCACCCTCACGGCGGCCGTGTCCATCATGCTGGCGCTCGACAACCAGGCGGCCCAGTCGGGCACGGTGTCGGTGGACTGGAACGACGGCGCCGCGCGCCATGCGAGCGACAACGGCAGCGGCGTGCTCACGGGCGACGCCACCGGCCCGGTGGCCTATGCGTCCAGCACCATCGAGGTGAGGCCCAACGTGCTCCCGGCCTCGGCCGTGGCCTTCACGGTGGGCTACAGCCACGGCGAGCCGTCCTCGAAGACCTTCCCGGCGCCGGCGCGCGATGTGGATGGTGCGATCACCCTGAACCTCGGTAAGACCAACATCGCGCCGCGTTCGCTGTCCCTCGACTGGAACCTCGTGCTTCAGTCCACCGGCGGCGTGCCGGCCGACCAGTGGGTGCCGCAGAATTTCGCGGCCACCAAGACCGTGACCGATAACGGCGCCGGCAAGCTGGTGGATGGCGTCGGCGTGGAGTTCGGGACCATCGTCTACGCCACGGGCGTGGCAAAGCTCTATCCCGAGGCTGTGGTGAGCGTGGCCGTGCCGCAGTGGGCGGTGAGCCCGCTGGGCGTGCTGGGCACGGTGCTCTCGCCGAACCTGCCGGGCTTCTATCGCAACACGCTCACGGGCTACACCTATGCCGTGCTGAATGCGTCGCTGCCGGCCGACTCGACGGCGCTCGTGAACGCGAATTTCCGGGTGGTGGGCGCTGGCACCACGAAGAGCCAGACCTTCAATCAGCCCAAGCTCTCCATCAAGCTGCTGCCCGCCTTCAGCGAGGCCGGCGTGCCTGGCTCGGTCAACTTCTCGATGGGCGGGAAGACCTACTTCGACCGGGCGGGGAGCCTGTATACCGACCTCGACCCAGCCACCGGCGCGGCGACGCTGGCCGGCACCTACGACTACGCCACCAACGTGGCCGCGCTCACGGTCTGGCCTGCGGCTGGCTCGACCGCGGTTGTCGTCAACAGCCTGCTGACCTCGCTCGACAGCCAGCCCGTCGAATACGTGGTCTTTCGCACGCCCGTGGCCCCGGTCAGCCCGGGCACGCTGCAGCTCCTGGCGACGAAGCTCAACGGCGGCACCGTCAACGTCACGGCCGACGCCTCGGGCTTCATCAATGGCGCCAACGTGCACGGCACCTTCGACGCGGCCACGGGCGTGGGCAAGGTGCGCTTCGGCGACTGGGTGACCGCGGCCGGCAACGAAGGCGCCATCTGGTATTCCGCCGATGCCGTGGGCAGCGACGGCAAGATTTGGAAGCCGGTCCCGGTGTTCGCCAGCACCATCCGATACAACGCCGTGGCCTACACGACGTTGCCCGTCGATGCGACGCTGCTCGGTCTCGATCCGGTGCGCCTGCCGTCCGATGGCCGCGTGCCGATCTTCCGCAAGGGTGAGCTCGTCGTGATCCACAACACGAAGCGCCTGCCGCCGGCGGTGGTGTCCAACGGCATGACGTTGAACGCTGGTCGCGAGCGCCTGGCGCGCGCCAAGATCATCGGCGGCGACGGCGTGACCATCGAGACCGGCTACACGCGCAACCTCGATGCCGGCACCGTCACGTTCACCGACGTGTCGGGCTACGTGCAGCCTGTGGTCTATGAGCACCGTATCGAGGATCTGCTGACGGTCTCGGATGTCGGCATCGACGGGCGCCTGACCTTCGCGGGTCGCGTCACGCACGACTACACCGCCGGCGACACCTACGTGAGCAGCGCGCTCCCCATGGGCGACGTGAAGGCGCGCGTATCGCTGCTGTTCGATCAGTTGGCGTGGACCGGTGTGTGGTCGGACAGCCTCATCGGCAACGCCGCGGACCCGTCGTACAACGACATCGACTATCCGATTCTGGTCACTAACAAGGGCGCGGTGACGGAGCGCTGGCGCATCCAGATCAACGCCGGCGGCACGACCTACAACCTCATCGGCGAGCACGTCGGGCAGATCGTGACCGGGCAGAGCATGACGGCCGACTGCTCGCCTGTCGGTCCCTCGGGCGTGCCCTACATGACCATCCGCGCCGCCGGCTTCGGCTCGGGCTGGGCCGCCGGCCAGCTCATCCGCTTCAACACCATCGCCGCGACGTTTCCCTTCGTGCCCATCCGCACCGTGCAGATGGGCGCGGAAACCGTGCTCGATGACAGCTTCGAAATCTCGGTCCTCATCGGCGTGGACCGTCCGTAATTCGCACAAGGAAAAAGCATGGCTTCCATCGTTGACACCACCGTCAAGAATTTCAACAGCACGATGTCGGGCGCGCCTGCGCTGAGCGGCACGGCCGGCTCGCTCATTGCCCTGCTTGACGCGGTGCTCGTGAACGGCTTCGACATCAAGACGGCGAGCGCGCTCACAGTGGCCGGGGGTGTGGCCTCGTTGCCGTTTACCGGCTCGCACAGCGCGCAGGTCGATAGCGTCATCAGCATCTCGGGCATCACGGGAGCCTATGCCTCGTTGAACGGTGAACAGAAGGTCACGGCTGTGGGCGCCGGAGTGGTCAAGTTCGCAACCACTGCGGCCGATGGGGCGGCTTCTGGGGTCGTCACTTTCAAGATGGCGCCGCTGGGCTGGCTCAAGCCTTTCGCAGGCACCAACCTGGCGGCCTACAAGTCGGCCGACGTGGCGGCAACGGGCATGCTGCTGCGCGTCGATGACACGGGAACGTTCTTCGCGCGCGTGCGTGGCTTCGAGTCCATGACCGACATCAGCACCGGCCTGGGGCCTTTCCCGACCGATGCGCAGATGTCCGGTGGCGGCTATTGGACAAAGTCCAACGTTGCATCTGCAACGGCGGTGCCGTGGGCGATTCACGGGGACGGGCGTCTCTTCTACTTCACTGCGCTGTGCGGTGTGAGCAGTGGCGCGACCTTGCTGGGGGGCGTGACGCGTTGCTTCGGTGATATGACCGCATTGCGGCCTGGCGGCGATCCTTTTGCGTGCTATCTGAATTGGTCGAACACCGCCACCGTTGCCAGCCAAATCGACGGCGCCGTCGGCGGCGCTGGCAACACCGCGAGGTTTTCGGCGCCGCGAGACTACACCGGCCTCGGGTCGGCTGTCGTGCATTGCAAGTACGCCTACACGTTCGGCGCGAACTCTGTCACTTCCGGCATCGATGGGCCGCTCGGCGCATTCCCCAGCGTGGTCGATGGCTCGCTGATGACATCGCGGCAGTTCGTCGGCTCCGGTATCACGACTGCACCGCCGCGCGCCGACTTTCCGGGGGTCTACCACGTAGGGCAGAGCGGGGCGTGGGACACCTTCAAGTTTCTGGACACCGCGCCGGCGGCGGGCTCGCTGGCCGGCCGGACGTTCCAGGCTTTGACCACTACCAACGCCACGTTTCCGTCTGTATCGACCAGCGTTAGCGCTGGCGTGCTCATGGTCGATCGCACGGGGCCGTGGCGCTAAGGTATGGCAGCACATCGCTACTGGCGGGCTCTGTCGCTGGAGGCCTATGGCTTCAGTGGGCTTGAGCTGAGCGAATTCCAGCTCATGGCTGGCGCGACCCGCGTCGATGCCGGCGCGACGCTCACGGCGAACATCGCGCCCGTGTCGGGCTCGCTCGCGAACCTCAAAGACGACTCGGTGAACACTTCGGCCAGTTGGAGCGCGGCCGACGTGCGGACGCTGGTGCTCGCGTGGGACTTCGGCGCCGGCGGCGACCAAGACGTGGGCGACATTCGCCTCGGGTCCGCTGCCGACCCGGCGAAGTTCCTGCTCGTCGCGCGCCTGCAGTACTCCGACGATGGCAGCACCTGGGCCGATGCGTTCACTTATGCCGGCATGCTGTGGCCGGGTGTGAGGGCGAAGACCGCAAGCGTGGTGGACACGACCGGGCCGAACACGGTCTCGCTGCTGCACTTCAATGGCGCGAACGGATCAACGGCCATCGCCGACGTGATGGGCAAGACGTGGACCGCGCAGGGCAATGCGCAGATCAGCACGGCCTCGCCGATCTTCGTCGGTCAGTCGCTGCTGCTCGACGGCGCGGGCGACTGGGTGCAGACAACCAGCGGGCTTTCCGACTTCGCGTTCGGCACTGGCGACTTCGTGGTTGAGTGCAGGTTTCGAACGACAAAGACCGGCGCTCAGTCCCTGATTGACTTCTACGGCAACAGTGGCGCCGGCAGAAACTGGCAACTGTGGTTGAACGCGAGCCGGATTCCTGAGTGGTACGCCGGCGGGTCGTCGCTTGGGGCGGTGCTTGTTGCCAACACGGGCGCAGTTTCGTTGAACGACACGCACCATGTGGTCGCGCGACGCATCGCCGGCGTGCTGTCGTTCTTTGTTGACGGCGTGCCCGCAGGCTCTGTCGCCGATGCGAACGACTACGCCAACATTGGCGCGGGACAGCTCTCGGTTGGCGCGCAGGTCGGCGTGCGCAATGCAACCTACGACGTTCAGGGAAACATCGACGAAGTACGGATCGTCAAGGGGTCGGGCGGCGTGCTGCGCTTTCCGTTCATTCCGGCCCTCATGGGGGAATACGACACCGCGCCGAAGTACGCGATTGCCCGCTCGGTGTTCACGCGGCCAGTGATTGCGACGCCGAGCCCGACAGGCGCGGGGAACATCTCCGCATACGGCGTGCATCGTCCGACCCCCAGTCGCTTCCGTGGCCGGTCGGACTACCTCACGGGCGTGCTCGGGCAGGGCATCGGTCGTGTGCGTGGCTTCACGCTCGACTACGTGAATCCGCTGAACAAACCCTATCCCTGCCGCGTGGTGCTGGTGCGCGAGGCGGGCAATCTTGCTGTGCGTGAGCAGTGGTCGAAGGCGGACGGAAGCTATGACTTCCAGTTCGTCGACGAGCTGCAGAGCTACACGGTCATTGCCTACTACGAAGGCCACGCAAAGCGCGCAGTGGTCACGGACGGCCTCACGCGCGCGAATGGCAAAGTGGAGCTGATGGCATGAACGTGCTCGCCATCAATGCCATGTTGGGCGGCCTCGTGAGCTACCTCGGCGAAGGCGCGCGCCTGCTCGTGTACGGCGGTGTGCAGCCAGGCGAGGGCAACCCCGGCACCACGCTGCTGGCCGCTGCCGTTCTCGCGCTGCCGGCGGGCGCCGTGGACAACGGCCGGCTGTCGCTCGTGCAGGCCGACACCGCCGGCGACCTGGCCGTCGCAACCGGGATTGCGACGTGGGGCCGTCTGGTGCTGGCTGGCGGCACCTGGGTGGCCGACTTCAGCATGAGCGGGCCGACCGGTTCGGGTCAGGTCAAGCTCGTGGTGCTCAACCCGCCCGAAGGCGATCCCGAGGCGAAGCTCTATCAGGGCGGAACCTTCTTCATCGGCGAGGTGGTCGTCGGTGGTTGACGATCTTCTTTTTCGTCGCCTGCCGCTCGATGGGCCGCCGAACACGCTCGTGTTTGGGGAGCCCGACGAGCCGACCAGCGGCGCGGCCTATGCGCTGGGCCGCATCCCGCTGCCGGCGTTCATGGTGCTGGGTGCGGTGTCGGCCACGATGCCCACGCCGGCGACGGCAAGCGGTGCTATTCCGCTGCCTGCCTTCATGGTGCAGGGCGTCACGCGCTACACGAGCGCGGTGTCGCGTCTGCTGGTGGGCAAGGTCTCTGCAGGCTGGCAGGTGGCCGCGCAGATCGAAGGCGGCGCCGCGGCAAAGCACCAAGTGGCAGCACCGGCTCGAGTCGGCAGGGCCAGCTCTTGGCAATCGGCGACGCCGCGTGCGACGGGCCTTTCCACGGTCTGGCAGGACGTGCGCCCAGTGCGCGCCGCTGCGGCACTTCGCTATCAGGCTGCGCAAGAGCTGGAGCGCGCCACGGGCATGCGGCATCAAGAGGCGACCCGCGCCCGCTCCACCGCCGCAGCGCGGTGGCAGGAAGCGCAGCGCCTGGCGCCGGCGCCTGTGGGCATTCGGTATCAGGAGACCGAGCGCATGCGCAACGCGGTGCGCGCCCGGTGGCAGGAAGCGGCGAGCGCCCAAGCGCAGCACCGCGACCGCTTCGGCGCCGCCCTGCAGCTCGACGTTGGGCGGGTGTCGCGGTGGCAAGCGGCCATGTACCCGCTGCCTGGCCGCTCGGTCATCGTGCCGCCCGTGGTGGACCCTTGCTATGTCCCCTCGACCACGCTCGTTTTCAGCGAGCGCCAGCGCTACAGCACCACGCTGATTTTTGTTTGCGAGCGGCACCAGCCGTCGCCCGGCACCGGCGAAACCGTCGTGGTGCCCGTCTTGGAGGCCTACACCGTGCAGAACAGCATCACCCTCGTGCGCTTGGACAGCGGCGAGGAAATCGAGGCCTTGGCCTTTTCCATGAGCCTCGATGCCGACTCGTGGACCTGGCGCTGGAATGCCACGCTGCCGGGCTCGGCGTGGCCCGTCATCCGCCGCGGCATTCATGCGGCGCCCGTGGACATCCTCGCCACCGTCAACGGCGTGCCGTACCGGCTGAGCGCGACCAACTGCAACCGCGACCGGCGCTTTCCTTCCACGAAGGTGCAGGTGGAAGGCAAGGGCCGCGGCGCGATGCTCGACGCGCCGTATGCGCCCACGCTCAACCATGCGTCAGCCGCAACGCGCAGCATCGAACAGTTGCTCAACCTGGCGTTGACATACAACGGTGTGAGCATCGGATGGGGCGTGGATTTCGGCCTCATGGACTGGACCGTGCCCGGCGGGACGTGGGACTTTCAGGGGAGCTACATCGGCGCGGTGCTCGACATCGCCAGCGCGGCCGGCGCCATCGTGCAGCCGCACAGGACCGATGCAACCCTGCGCGTCATGCCGCGTTACCCGGCCGCGCCGTGGAACTGGAACACGCTCGCGCCGGATTTCGTTTTGCCCGCTGCTGCGATGTCCGTCGAGGGCATCCAGTTGGTGACGCGGCCGGACTACAACCGGGTATTCGTCGCAGGCACCAACAGCGCCGGGGTGCTCGGACAGGTCACGCGCAGCGGCACCGCCGGCGACGGCGTGGCGCCGATGCTGACGCATGCGCTGACGACCGATGTCAACGCTGTGGCGCAGCGCGGCCTCGCCGTGCTCTCGGATACGGGCGCACAGGCGAGCGTGAGCCTGAGCCTGCAGGTGCGCCCGGAAACCGGCGTGATCCTGCCTGGCGCGTTTGTGCAGTACGAGGACGGCGCCGAGACACACCTCGGCCTTGTGCGCGCCACGTCGGTGAACTGGCAGCGGCCCGTGCTGCGCCAGTCGATCACCCTCGAAACGCATGTGGAGGCATGAGCATGGCCTCGACCAACCTATTCAACGCCTTCATCGAGCTGCTGCCGAGCTATCCGCTGCAGGTCGCAACCATCACCGCCATTGACGGGGAGGTCGCTCGGCTGGAGTTGCCCGGCGGTGGCGTGCTCACGGCCCGCGGCACCGGCGCGGTGGGCGATCAGGTCTTTGTGCGCGATGGCGTGATTGAAGGCCAAGCGCCCTCGATGCCTTTCGTGCAAGTCGAAATCTAACGAGAGAGAAGAGGCACTTCATGGACATGGGCGATCTCGCCGGCAACCCCATCGCGCAGCTCGCGGCGCTGGTGCTGTCGATTGCTGGCGGTTACAGGGTCTGGCGCGCGCAGCAGCCGACCGAAGCGAAGGAGCGCGCAGACAGCGACGGGCAGATTGCCGCGCTCGCGACCTGGCAGGCGCTGCTCGAAGGCGAGCGAGCGGCGCGTGTGAAAGCCGAAGAGCGCGCCGACAAGTTCGCCGCCGAGCGAAACGAGGCGCTTCAAGAGCTGTGGGAGATGAAGGGCCAGCTCAAGGCCATGAACGAAACCCTCACCGCGCAGACGCTGGAGCTGGGCTCGCTGCGCGACCTCGTTCGTCAACTCAAGGACCAACGCAATGAACAGTGAAACGCACACCGATTCCGACCGTGCGCCGCTCGAAGAGCAGCCACGCATGCGCGTGCCGCACCAGTGGCGCCGCCTCTTCGAAACCGTGGGCGTCGTCGGAAGCCTGTTCCTCGGCGGCTTCGGCTCGGGCTACTTCTGGGCCACGCGCAATGCCGAGGTGCAGATGACGCGCCAGCGCGATGACCACCTGGCGGAAATCGACCGGCTTCGCGAAGCCTTCGGCGACCGCCTGACTTCCCTTGCCGGCCGCGTGAACCAGGCGGCTGGCACCGCGGCCAGCGCTGCGCAGACGGCGGGTGAAGCCGCCAGCACTGCGCAGAGCGCCGCACAGACCGCCAACCAAGCCGCAAAGACCGCAAAGGAGTTCAAGAAACCATGATCGACACACAGACCCTCATCGACTGCACCGGCGCCACGCGCGCCAACGCCGAGCGCTACGTCCTGCACCTGGCGGACGGCATGAACCGCTTTCGCATTCACTCGGATAACGCGGTGGCCGCGTTCCTCGGCCAGCTCGTGATCGAGTCCGACACGTTGGAGAAGGTCGAGGAAAACCTCAACTACACCACGCCGGCGCGGCTGCGCGAGATCTTCCCGAGCCTGTTCGTGCAGGGCGGCTATCGCGCCGAGGACTACGTGCGCAACCCGCGTGCGCTGAGCATGCTTCGCTACAAGGGCTTCCACGGGCGTGGCCTGATTCAACTGACCTGGGAGGATGCCTACATCGCGGCAGGGCAGGCCATCGGCGTGAACTACCGTGCCAATCCCGAGTTGCTGCTGCAGCCCCTGCATGCGGCGCTGTCGGCGTGCTGGTTCTTCGCCGATTTCAAGGGTTCTCTGCCGGCGGCCGAGCGTGGCGATGTCTACGACATCACGGGCCGCGTTAACGGGCCGAAGCGGCTCAAGCTGGCCGAGCGCAAGGCGGCCACGGCGCGCGCGTACAAGGTGCTGAGCAAATGAGCGGGCTTCAAGCCCTGTTGGTGTCGCTCGGGCTCAGCGTGGCGGGCAATGCTGCACTCGGCTGGGCGTGGGTGGGCGCGCGAGAGAAGGCGGCCACCTCGACTCTGCAGCGCGACGATGCGCGGGCCGTGGCCTCGGCCTGCAGCGACGCGACCGACGACCTTCGCGAGCTGGCGGACAAGCGCGCCGCCGAGGCGAAGAAAGCGCAGGCCATCGCGCGCGATGCCGCGACCGGGCGACAGCAAACCGCTCAAACGATCTTGAGCACGCCGGCGGCGGTGCCCGGTGACGCCTGCGCGAGCGCGCAAGTTCGCGTGGATGCGTGGCTTAGGGGGAGGGCGCAGCCATGAGAAGTTTCCCGGTTATTGCGGTCACCCTGGCTCTTGTCGGGTCACTCGCGGCGTGCGGGGTGGCTCCTGTTCAGGTGGTGAAGGTCCCGGTGCCGGTGGAATGCCGAGTGGAGGTGCCTGCGCGGCCGGCCATGCCGACCGAAGCGCTTTCCACTGGTGTGGACCTTGATCGCTTCAGCGCCTCAGCTCTAGCTGAGATTGAGCTGCGAGAGGGTTACGAGGGGGAACTTAGGGCTGCGCTTGCGGAATGCGTCACGCCGGTGCTCGCGGAGCCACTTCCCAGCGGTGCAGACCGACTCCCTTGAATCCGCACCACTCGTCAACTGAGCCGATAGTTGATCATATTGCCGATCAACGATTCTTTAGCCAAAGGCACATTCGCTTCATCTCGATGAAGCCATCAAGGCATTGATCGAGGCGAGCGAAATGCGGGCTCAAACGGCTTTAGTGCGTTACAGTTCGCCACATCTATCTCGCATGCGTGACTTCGAATGGCTACGTCTGTCCCCCCCGCAACTGCTAATGCGTCGTCTGTAGTATCCAAAACTCCAGATGAAATTCATCAGATTCAGCGAGATTATGTTATCTGGCTCATCTGGTCCTTGGCAATGCCAATTTGTTTCCCGCTATTTATTTGGGGGTGGTCGTGGCGAAAAGGTGTCGCCGATTCATTCGAGGTGAATTTTGGCGGTGCCGACATGCTCGTTGTTGCTGCAATGCTTTTTATTCTTGTCACGCAAGACATTGAAAAACTACCAAATGCCGCAAGATATGGCGGTATGACTCTTAGGTACGAAATTTTCAAGTGGATTAATATTTTCTTGTGGGTTGCCTATGCGTTCATTAAAATTGATTCATTTCAAATTTCAGAAGCAATAAACGGTAGCAACCCATCATTAAGTGGTGCATTGCTTCAAGGCAAGCATGACGAGCTTTATTTGTATGGAATTATCTCTCTTGGAGTTCTTGCTATTGTTGCAGGGGCATGTGTTTTGACTCGTACAAAAATTCGAGAACTTCAGTTAATATATTAGGCCATGAGCAAAATTATTGTTTTGCAAGCGATCGCAGTAGTGGTTGTCTTGGCTGCCGCCGTCATGCTCGCGCTAGCCGCGCGGCAAGTTTTCTATTTTCGTACGGTCTTAAATGCGAAAATGAAAGAGGCTAATCTCGAAGTTGCACGAACAAGTAATTCTGAAAAAGCTGCCTCGCTTAAAGATTCCACAGATTCGTCTTGGGTTGCTGAAAAGATGCAACTGCTTACTCAAGATGCGCCCCTCAAATTCATCCCAGAGAAGAGTTTGGTTGCAAATAATTCAGATGTCGAATTTGATATGTTCTTTACCTCGGCCCTGGCTCAGGTGCATAAGCTCGACTACGAGGTGGTTTGGCCCAATATAATCAGCGTATACGAATCAGTTAAGCAGAGGTCTAGCACGGACACTCCGAACATAGAGTTTAATTTACTGCACCAGCCTTATATTGGAAGGGTGTCGGGTACTTTAATTTCAAATATATCAAGCTATCCGGGATTGGGCGCCATATGACATATTCTCCCGCATATCCTAGTCGGCATTGGGCGCAATTGATTCGTGCCGGACTGAATGAGGGGAATTACAGATTTACCGAGCCTTGGGAGAATGTTCTGGTTCTGCCATTCAAAGGGAAAAAGGTAAATTTGGAAATGGCTGTAATCCTGGGGCCTGAAGTGGTTCAAGTGCCGGGAGTAGTTATATTCATAGTTAACTATCCCTTTTCTGTTTCTGATGAGAAAATTCCCTCGCTACTGGCGTCTATAAATGACAGAAATTCCAATAACGCTTTTGGATCGTTTGAGCTAAGAATAATCGAGCGAATTGTTCGCTACAAGTATGCTATTCGTTTGCATCCGGGCGACTCGTTTGATGTATTTTTGCGAGATATGATATTCGTTTTGGACAATGCGGATAATGCAGTAGATTGGTTGTTTGCATCTGTCTAATTGATGGCCGGTAGGGCGATGCGCTTTGTCTCGAACGCAGGGAACTTATAGATCCCGAAATTAAGCATTCGAATCGGTTGTGCCGTGCGATTCCAACTGATAAATATTGCGTTGATGCTAGGCGTAATGAGTATTACGCGCGGGCGGATACCCACCCCCCTAGTCATAGGGCAGTCGACCGAAACTAAGGTTGGCCTAGCCTGCGTGAGGGTCTAGCTCAGCACGCAGCGTGTTCCGCTGCTCGATCACGGTCGCCAGGTTCTCGTGGAAACTATCAACGTCTGGCATCCGAAATCCGAGCCAACCGAGGCCGGGGTGGCGGAGGTTCAGGACTAAGCTGCCATCAGGCTGAATTGACCACTGCCAAGCGGCTCCATCGACCTGCGGCGGGTCCTTGATGAGCACGGGCAGCGTCTGCGAAAACGCCGGCTCCATCGTCCTCCTGGTTTCTGCCAAGACGCGGATGAGGCGGTCGAAGGATTCCGCTGGTGGTATCTCGCCGCTGGTCGACCAGCTCGCGAAATCCGTCCCATCCTCGCTTGTCATCTCAACGGTCATCAACTTCATGCTGACTCCTTGAATTGCGCGCCGATCTATCTTGTCACCAAGGCTCTTCCGCGGCGAATCTCGACCGGACCGATGCCGTCGTAGACCACCTCATCGGTCTTCAGTGAGGTCACCGTCCAGCGCTCACCAGGTGTGACCTTGTAGTTGCTCGGGCGCTGCGGCAGTTCGCGTTCTTCGTGTACATGCGGCCCAAGCCACGACGGCGCGCGGAGGAAGGTTCTCTCGTCGTTGAAAAAGTCAGGTTGGCTCATGAGTGCAATTGTCATTCGGGCGGGAGCCTAGTCATCCCCTAAGCGCCCCGCCGGCACGACGTGCCAGACCTGACGGTGCTCCAGCACCCTTCTTTCCCCGTCGATGGACTCTGAACAAACTTCGGTCCCCGCCAGCAGAAAGCCCGGCCCCTTGTACGGCAGGACCACTGGATCTGAAATCCGACCTGCAGAGCGAGCCTGTGGGATGCCCCAGTGCTCGAAGAGCATCACCTCAACCAGGTTGCGGCTGGAGTTGTTCTTGTCGCGATCGGAGTCGCGGATCATGACGGTGACGCGCAAGGGCGGACCGCGCTCGCCCCTCTTCAGGCGCAGACCGTCGCGCATCAGCAGGGTGACTTCTGCCAAAAACATTCAAATCTCACTTTTCCCGCCGTCCGCAGGCGCGTCGGGCATCAAGCCGGGAAAGCCATGCATCACGGCCCGGATGTGGTCGCCTGCGTTGCGGTCCCAGTCGCCATAGAGGTCGCCGATGCGTGCGCAGCGGCCGGCGACATGGTCGGCGAAGTCGCGCAGGGTAGGGCGCATCGGCTCATCAGGACCAAGCTCGCCCACCCTGCGCGCAATTTCCACGAGCTCGTCTTCAATCGTTGCGCCAGGCGCCACTTTCATACCTCCATCCGGCGGGCACTTCGGCTCCTGGTTTCATCCACGCCGGCGTGTTGACGCCGAGGATGTATTCCGTGTGTGGCTTCCCGTCAGGGAACACTTTTTGACGTGCGACGGTGGCTGGATCTTCCAAGCTGTGAGTGGCGGCCAGTTCCCAGGCTTCCTCGTCGACATCGTCGGGTGTGCACCGAGGCTCCAGCTCCAGCATCGCGCTGACGTACTGGTCTGCCCACTTCTCGCGAGCGTTCTTCACTTTGCTCATGGCGTTTTCCGATAGGTTTCAAAAGCGTGCAGTCGCCCTGCAGGCACCCGAACGGCGGGGTAGAGGGCTCACCTTGAGGCTGGCCGCTTAACCGCAGTACTGGATAAATATACAGTCTTTGGAGTAGACTGCAAGCATGGAAAACATGCCGGCGAACCTCTGGATTGCCGCCTGCGCACACCGGTTGCAGCAGCAGTGGCACACCGTCGACCCCCTCGATTTGGAGGATGTTGCGCGCGATCTGTGGCGCGACCCTCGACTGCGAGCGATGCAGCCCGACGAGGCGGCCGTCGACTGGCTCAAGCCCATCAACGAGGTCGGGTAACTGTGGACCGGCGGCGCGCTGGAGACCCTCAGAATGTGCCCATGACCCACCTTCGTCAGATCGCTCTCACGGTGGACGAACAGGACCCGGGGCACTTCTACTGGGTGCTGATCGAGGCCGATGGCGACGCGCGGCTGTACGACGAACTGAGGGCGTGCCAGGAGCCCTTCGGTACGTACATGGAGGCGCTCGAGGCTGGCTTTGCCGAGTTGCGGCGGATGGTCAACTGGCGTGACGGCCTGAGAGGATGAATGCATGTGCACTCGCTACATCTCCCCGGAAGACCGTGAGATCGAAGCCTTCTGGTCGATCGACCGAAAGAGCAACCAGCGCAAGGACTGGGAGAACCTGCTGACAGTGTTTCCGCTGTCGCAGGCTAGGTTCATCCGCCGAGCGTTCGATGTGACGGATTACGAGCGCGAGCTGGTGGCGGGGCAGTGGGGAATGATCCCGCCTTGGTGCACCACCAACATCCCGCGCGGCAAGCCCACGAAAGAAGACGAAGAAAAGGGGAAGGAAGGGCCGCGCCTCTCCACCGTGAACGCGCGCATTGAAAGCATGGCGAGGTCTCCAACGTTCGGCGATTCCTGGAAGAAAGGTCGTCGCTGCATCATCCCGGCGGCCAGCTACGACGAGCCGAACTGGGAGACGGGCAAGAACGTCTGGTGGCGCTTCAAGCGCGCGGACAGGGCGCCATGGGGCCTGGCAGGGCTGTGGAACACATGGACTGACCTAAAGACGGGCGAGGTCTGGGACAACTACACCATGCTCACCATGAACGCTGACGGCCACCCGCTGATGGGCCGAATGCACAAGCCCGAGGTCGACAAGGTGACGAAGCTACCGCTGCCGGCCGACAAGCAGGACAAGCGCACGGTGATCCCGCTGGAGGCGCACGACTTCGACCGCTGGCTTACGTGCACAGTCGAGGAAGCGAAGGAAATGCTGAAGGTGCCGCCGCTTGAGTTGTTCAGTGCAGGTCCGACCGGCGCCGATGCGGCGGAGGTATGA